ATGCATGACCTTCGGCGTCATATCGGGTTGCGCGCTCAGTTCCTGGCACAAGGAAGTTGCCAAACTGGTCATGCGCTACGCCATCATAAATCGGATCGTTGCGGCGCTTCTTCATGCTGATTGCATGGCATGCTGGACACTCAACCTGAATTTCTATGCCCTCACCGGGTTTGCGGTTCGTCTTTATTTCTGGCGTGAATATATCGTTCTCAAGGCCATGTCGATCAATGTTTTCTGCGTAGTCCAGAACCAATGCATCCTCTTTGCCTTCGCATAGGCGCAGTGACCTACCGATAATCTGTTGCAGCAATCCAGGTGATTCAGTGGCGCGAAGTATAGCGATCAGGTCAACATGTGGGGCGTCGAAACCAGTAGTCAGGACGTCCACGTTTACCAGATATTTAACACGCCGCGCCTTGAAGTCATTAATGAACTTCTCACGATCTGCTTTCTTCAGCTTACCGGTAATAACGCGCACGTCATGCGATGGCAGGTAGCTGGCGATCTCTTCTGCATGGCTGATAGTGGCGGCGAAGAACATCACGCCTTTGCGGCTTTCGGCAAATGACATGACCTTGTTAACGATGCGTTCAGTCTTTGTATTCCCGTTGAATGCCTTGGCAACGGAAGCTGCGGTGAATGAGCCGTTTCTGTCAGTCTCAAGTTTGCTGGTATCGTAGTGGTCATCAGTTTCACCGATAATTGGTTTGGTTAAATAACCTTGTTCCACCAACTCACCGGCGGACACGCGATAAAGCAGCCGTGAGTAATACGGATCTCTTGCCTTGCTATCGTCATGCAGGATTTCATTTTCACCGGTGCAATCCTTGGCATAAATGTACCCGGTGCCGGTGCGGTATGGCGTGGCCGTCATGCCGATAACGCGCACGTTCTCGTTTGGCCTGGTGCCATTAACCTCGTATTCCTGAACCTGCTTGATCAGCTCCAGCATGGTCGGAGTGACGCCGTGGGCTTCATCGATAATGATTCCTGATACACCAAGGTGAGCAATGATTCGAATATTCTTCATTGCGGTTAACGGGCTGGCAAAGATAACCTGGTGGCGCAACTCTTTGCTACCAGCGCTTGAGCAATAGATGCTGGCTGGTTCTTTGTAGCCTGTTACATATTTTTCATGGTTCTGCACCACCAGCTCTTTACTTGGTGCAATGCAGAGGACGCGCTTGTTTGGCGCTACGCCAGCCAGGTAGCGAGCGATTGCAGAAACGATAAGGCTCTTACCTGCGCCGGTGGCTAATTCTAACAGGCATGGGCTTAGGCGTTTTTTTATGTGCTCTATTGCTTCGTCAACGGCTTCCTGCTGATAATCCCGAAGGGTGTATGTCATGGTATACCCCAAAGATAAAGCCGCCGAAGCGGCTGTGGTTATTTAATCGATACGCATTGGCATGACGATGATTTTGGCTTCTTCACCGTTGTATGACGTTAATTTTGCAACGGTGGCATTTGTATGTCCGTTCAACTCAAATAAAACTGACGCCCACTTTGGGTTAAATAGCCTAGCTACTTTCTCGACATCGGCAAGGTAAGAGGCATTGAATCCGATGCGGTCTGTCGGAGCTGTTTCTTTTGGGATTACTCGATCTATATCCGGGAATTTACCGTCTATTACTTCGCAAAGCCCAACTCCAACGCGGATATTAAATGTGTCGTGGTAGGTAACAATCCCGCTGTCGGTATCAATTTCAACATAGCTATATGACTTTGTTGGCGCTTTTGTGACTGACAGAATTACATCTTCCTTTAATTCGCCTTCGTGCTTACTACCAATAAACGCACGATGGCCGTCAGTAGAGCATACGCGACGATCTGCTTTGAAGCAGATGCCGTTAAGGTAATAACGGATATCTTTCTTTGCCTGGAATATTAATGCTGATTCAAGCAGAATTTTTGATACTTTAATTTTCATATAATACTCCGTTAAGCCGCCCGTAGGCGGCGATCAGTAATTAATATTAAAAATCAACGTCTTTATCAGTTTCAGTCGGTTGCTGAGCATCAATACCAGCATCGTTGGATTTCTGCACATTCTGCTGTGGCAATTTCTCACGCAGGAATCCGAAGCCGCGTACTGTGTTGATAATTTTATTTGGTTCATCTTTTGGCGTGAACGCGCCGATCTTAACGCGAGCATGGGCAGCGCCAACCCAGTGCTCTTGAACATTTTCAGTAGTCAATGCAAGTTTGTTTCTTGCGAGTGGTGATCCGGCTTGAGTATCAAGAACAGATAGATTTTTCATTACTCGATCTTTCTTGGCTGTATCAAACCCATAAATATCATCGCCCTTGTAGCGGTACTTCTGACCAAGGAATTCACCTGGTGTTGTAATGGCAATGTTGATATGGAGAACATTAAGCGCCTCGCCGTCTTCCATGCCGATAAATCCATCAATGACAACGCACTCAAGTTCGGTATTGTCAGGGATTGGCTTTTGCGTACCATCAAAGAAACCTTCAAAGTAGGTGTCTTGGTCGTCAACTACATTAAGGAAAAATTCGCTCATATCATGATCTCTTGTGGTTGAGTTGTGCAGCCGTATGCTGCTGGTGAGATGAAGTAAAACACCAAATGGATTGACGCGCAACCTTTTTGTTGTTATTTTTATCTCATCGACAACAGAGGAATTAAGAATGAACCATAGTGACAAAGCACAGCAGACCGTTGAACGCCTACGCAAAGCGGCAGGTTTAGGCGTTAAAGTATCAGCCATTTATGGCAAGGCGGAATTAAGCCCATTCCGTATTAAAAGCATCATTTCTGACGCTTCATATAAGGCAGGAAAAAAGCTGACGGATGAAGAGGCTGATGCTATCAATGCGGTATTGGATGGCATTAAAGCAGATCTGTAATGCTGGCGCATAGCGCCTGAATGCAATGATATAACATAACATAACAAATGGCGCGCTTTTGCGCGTCAGGTTTTCTGCACTCGAAATACTGGAGTTACACATGAATTTAATCTTCCCGCTCACGTTATCCTGCGGCCATCTGTCAAGCGGAACGTGTGACTGCTGGAAAGGTGTATACCAATTCAATCCCAATGGTGACAGCCCAATCGATCGCGTTCTTCGTGAGTATAATGGCGCCTGGCGTCAAACTCTGGAGGGATATGGATGTAAGCTGCCAAATGGCCGCCATCATGGCCCATGTCCTGTGTGTGGTGGCAAAGATCGGTTTCGCTTCGATGATAAAGACGGGCGAGGAACATGGTTCTGCTCTCAATGCGATCCGCAATCTGGTGGTGGGCTGTTATTGCTATCCAGATATCTCGGAAAGCCTACGATTGAAACGGCCAAAGAGCTGATTGGGCAAGATATGCCGCGCACGATTGCGCCGGTGCGCAAACACTCAGCCACAGATGAGCAGATTAGAGAGGAATTGCGCAAACGAGCACGGCGCGGTGCAGAAATGCTTATGGAGCACTCAACGCCAGCCAGCCATTCATACATGGATGGAAAGGGGTTGCATGGTAATTGGCCGGTAAATAGTCAGATCATGATGGGTGCTGACCATGAACGGATTGAGCCAGGTGCTTTACTGCTGGTTCCTGTCTATAAAGATGGCGAATTGGTGAACGTTCAGAAAATCACTGCCGAAGGCAAGAAGCGCCCTATCTATGGCGGTGAAATGGGTGGTGTATGTCATATAATCCAGGGCAAGAAAAACCTGATAGCTGTAGTTGAAGGATTTGCTACTGGCGTGACTGTTTACCGCATGACTGGGGCAACGGTTTACGTGGCCTTCAACACCGGAAACCTCGCATCAATATCTCAGGAAGCTCGCGCCAAATATCTAGATTCGACATTGGTTATCTTTGCTGATCATGACGAAGTTGATCCGGTGCATGGCTGGCGACCTGGCACCAAGTATGCAGAAGATGCTGCCATACCAGTTAACGCTAAAATAGCATTACCACCAGAGATTGGTGACTGGGATGACTACCGCCAAAAGTACGGCACCGAATCGTGCAAGGTTGCCATGCGTGAGGCTATTAAGCTGGACGGGAAGCAAAAGCAAGATAGCGAACACTTGGCCGCTGCTAAAAAACTAGCTCAAGAAGCAAGAGAGTTGGCTGACCAAATCCTTTGCGATGAAGCCAAAGAAGTTGAGCAGG